CGAGGGCGCGCTGCTGCGGCGTCAGCGCCTGCTTCGTCGTCTTGACAAGACCGTCCGAAAGGGCTTGCTGGCGCAGCGTCGCGTCGTCAAGCAGCACGTTGAATCGGCGCAGCGGCTCGGACTCGCCTCGCAAACCGGCTTGCAGCGCGGTCAGCGCCTCGGTTGGCGTCGCGTTGTTGAAGCTCGCCATGTCAGCGGCGAGCTTGGTCATCGTGACCGACATGCGCGCCGCCTCGGGCGCCGACTTGCCCAGCAGCGAGAACATCGACCCGAACGCGCCGGCTGCGCTCAACGCCTCCTGGCGGCTCAGCCCGAACGACTTCGCCGCTGTCGCCGCGAACTGCTCGATCGCCCTTGTCGCCTGTTTACCTAGAACCGTTTCGATTTTCGATGTCGACTCGGCGATATCGGACGCCATGTCGATCGCCTGGCGGCCCGCTAGTACCGTGCCCGCGCCGAGAGCGGCCGCCGCGATCTTCAAACGGTTTAGCGACCGCTCTCCTGACCGGGCGAGATGGTCGATTGACTTCTCCGCGCGCCTGGCGCCACGCTCAAGCCCCGACGGATCGGCGGTGATCGAGACAGCGACCTTGCTACTCCTCGCCATCATCACCCCCGGTGTTGATCGTCAGTGTTTCTTCGCTCGATCGGCCCGGAGGGCGCGTCAAGCCCAGCGCGGCGTTCTCGCGATCCATCCGCTCGGCCTGCTCTGCAACCCATTCCTCGACGTACAGGCTCATCTCCCACGCCGGCCGAACATGCATCGCCTCATGGGCGCTAATGCCGAAGTAGCGACCAAGGACGTAAAGCTCGCGGCGGTCCTGGTCGCTCAGGTAGGGCGGTCGGCAACCTCGAGCCGTTGCAGGAAAGTGGTGAGCTGGTCGATCGTCAGCTCGTCGTTCTTCCACTTGTCCTTGATGAGCGTCGACGCGCGCCTGCTGCCAGCAACGACCGGCTTGAGCCGCAGGTCGATCACCGCAGCAAGAGCGGCGACGGCGTCGTCGTTGTCGGTCGCCGAGATCGCTTTTTCCTGGGCGGCCTCGGTTTTCTGGATGACTGTGCGGGTAGCCGGCAGCGACACGTACCGGACGCCCCACAGGTCGATTTCCGCCGGCTGGTAGCCGGGGATCGTGAGAGGCTCGCTCACGCGTACGACGCGGTCGCGTTGACGAGCGTGATCGTGCACGCCACCCCTGACCCGGCGGTCGTCAGCCGCCCGGTGAAGTCAGCGCCGATCCGGCGGACGTTCGCTAGCGCGGCGGGCGCACCGGACGTGTACTGGGCGTTGACTCCCTCAAGCCACAGGGCGTGCTTCGTCGACCCGGTGATGACCGTCTCCGACAGCCACTTTGCCTTGATCCCGAACCCAGTCGACGCGCGCAGCGCCGCGAGATCGTCAGGGTCAAGCTGGCGCTGGGCAAGCGAGAAGTCGACGGTGATGATCCCCTCGCCCTTCTCCATGATGTCGGGCCACTTCGACGCGCCGCCAAGCGACCGGACCGCCTCAAGCGGACTGGAGATCGTCACCCCGAAGTCCTCATGTACCCCGGAGCTCGACAGGAACGTCGCGAGCGTAAGGCCGGACCGCTCAAACGGCCGGGTCGCGATCGACTCCTGCGACGGCGTCGCGGACGGGTCCGCGAGCGCGTCGTCGGCATACAGCGCCGGCCCGTTCGCAGAGATCCTGGCACCGCCCTGATCGGGCGTGTTGAGCGTCAGGCTCTCGCACGCAGCGCCCTTGAGCTTGACGAACGTCGACTGATCCTTGTACGCGAGGATCATCTGCGCTGTCAGCGGCGACACGCCACTATTGCCCCAGTCAGCGCTCGTGCTCGCCCAAACATGCCGGTGCGCCCCAACTGGCACAGTGGACCCGTCCGGGTCGGTGATGATCCCGTCGCCAGCGGTCGTAGTTGGCGGGCCCAGGATGTGCTTGAGCCGCCACCCGATGTGGTCGGGGTACATGCGGCCCTCGGCCGACCACGTCGGCTCGTAGTGCTCGGGAATGACCGCGAGCGGCTCGTTTGAGGCGCGCAGCTCGTCGTTTCGTTCCATCGGGGCCGTGCCGGGGTCATACGTGTACTGCACCGCGGCCGGGTACATCACCTTCGTCGACAGCGACGGGCTATTGGACTCGTTGCCCGGCGTGCTTTCGAACTTCTCCTGAACATAGCCAGCGGGCATGCGTCAGTCCTCCCCGCCGTCGGCGGTCTTGGTGGTTGGCTTGATCTCAACGACCTCGATGGGCGCGTCAGGGCCCTCAGCGGCGGTGCGCGCCTGCTCAATGCTTGGCTCGCCTTCGCCACCAACCGGCACGATCCGGTCGGTGTAGTACACGCCCGTGAGGCCGTGCACCGTGTGCCCGACGCCTTCCGGGGCGCCTGGCAGGGTCAGGCGCAGCCCGAACTTCGAGCTGGACTTGCTAGTCATGTGGCCCTCCCAGGGCGGAGTGGAACTAAACGAGCTTGGTCAGCTCAAGCGTGCAGGTGTAAACAACCATCGGGCGGGCCCCGTCAAGGTCAAACGACGGGACGGCCGACGTGACGACCGCGTCATCAACGATCGTTGCCGACCCCAACGAAGGGTTCGCGTCGACAGCGGCAATGAACGCCTCGACCTGTTCGGCTGCCAGCTCCTGGCTGGATTCGGCTTCGGACAGGTCGAAGTACAAGACGACCGGGAATTCCATGTCCCAGTCTTCGCTTCCAAGCTGGCTGTTTTCGGCGCGGCGATCGACGGTTGGGAGCTCAACGACCCCGGCCGGCAGGTTGTAGTCAAGCCTGGCCCATTTGTAGCCGTGAAACCCGTTGTCGTTGAGAAACCCAACGACAACGTCGGCGGTGGGGGAAAGGATGGTGCTTGCCATCAGACGCGCTCGAATCCGTCGAACGCCTTGAGCGTTTCTTCGAGGATCGCCTCGTCGATCAGGCGGCGGTTTTCGTTGACGGCGTCGCCGAGGAAGTGCTTGCCGGTGTAGGTGCGCGGCTGGTTGATCGCGGCGCGCGGACCGTCGGGGGTCCGCAGCGCCCCGCCTTCGCGGGCGCGGATCACGGTCCGCACGGTGCCGCCGAACTCGAGTAGCCCGACCACCCGGGCCTTCTTGCCGGGCAGGCTTGTGGTCAACACCGCGCTAGTACCGCGCCGCTTGACGATCAGGGTGCTCACGATGAACCCCGGCGCCCGTCGTTTCGCGTCTGGCAGCGCGACCCTTTCGCCTGCGCGCATCGCGGCGTCGCCCGCGACCTGTCGCGCCTGGCGGCGCACCTGCTTGAACTCCGCGCTGGCGCGGTCCGCGTCGACCTTGACGTTGACTCTCATGGCGCCTTGGGCTGCATGTAGCGAGCGAGGCCGCGCATCACTGCCGACGGCAGCGCATCAGGGCGCTCGAGGCGATCCTCGTCGAGCCGGAGCGTCGTGGAGAACGCCGAAACGTCGCGGCGCAGCCATGTCGCGACCGTCACGATCGCCCAATGCGCGACGTCGGGCGGCACCGTCTCAAACCCCCAGTCGCCGGTGACCGTCACCTCGCGCTCCCCAGCGAACTGGGCGGCGTGCCCCGGAAAATGAATCCAGCGATACACGCCGTCCCTGGGCGGCTTCGGGCGCAGCCGCCAGTCCGTCTCGTCCAGCACGGTCGCGGTCGTGTCCGTATCGAGGCTCACGGCGGTCACGTCCCGCGCGAAGTACGGGTGCAGGGACAGCGGCCCGCCGCGCCACACAAACGTCTTAGCGGTGTCGTTCTCGACCGGCAGGAACTCCGCGACGTTTCGGTTGATCGTCTCCGACGCGCGCGTAATCAGCTGCTGGATGATGTCGTCCTGAACGTTGTCGGTGCCTGTCTTTTGCAGGAAACCGCGAACGTCGCGGAGCGACGCGAGTTCGACAACGGCCGGCAACTACTTGGCCTTCGTCTTCGAGCGTGACCGGGCCTTGTTCTCAGGCGGGGCCGACACGGCCTTGACGTCGGCACTTGACCCGGTCAGGTCAAGGCCGTCTGGGATAGGCATGCCGGCATGAACGAGCACCACGGTTTGCCCGAGTTCGTTGCGGCGGGTGATGTCCTTCTCGGCGATCTTCTCGCTCATCGTGTCGCCTTCCTGTCTGGTTGCCGTTTGCGCTTCGCGCCGGGCGGCGGCGCGCTGCATCACGAGCTCGCCGGCGCCGATGTGCAGACGCTTGTCGATCGCCCGGTCGGGGGTGTTCCACCGCTCCTTGACGTGGTAGACAAAAGCGCCGACGGGGGCGACGATTGGGATGCCGGCACGCTCGAGGCGCTTTGATAGATGAAAGTCCGACGAGTACGCCGACTGGCCGGACTGAAACCACCCCATCGGCGTGACGAGCGGCGCTACTTCGCGAGGAATGCACGTCAGGGCCATGCCCGCGAAGCCCGTATACACCGTGCCGGTAGCGGCCTCTAGCTCGTCGAGCCGATAGAAGTCGTAGGCGTCGGCGGTCGGCGTGTCGCCCTTGAGTGGGCTGCGCGTGATGTTGACTAGCTCGCTGTCTACGTCAAGGTTGCAGTAGCCGGTCACGACGGTGCCCGGCAGCTTCCTGCTGGTTTCGACGACAAGGCGGAGCGCGTCCTCGCCAACCACGCAGTCGTCCGCGACGATCACGTATCGGGCGTAGTCGCCGGCCTCGATGGTTTCGCTGGTCGCGGCGACCGCCTTGTCGAGACGCATGCCGCGCACGTAGAGCACGTCGCACGGCATTTGCTGCAACGGCAGCATGCACTCCGGGATGCGCCTTGGGTTCAAAACGATGAGTAGCGCGTCGTCAAGCAACGCGCGGGAGGGGCCAGTCACGGCCCCTCCCAGTCGCGTAGCCAACTAGTCGACGCTCGTGACCTTGCAGACCGCGGACGGGTTCAGAACACCGAACGCCGCACGCAGCTCGGCCAGGATCGCCACGAGGTTCTTGATGAAGAAGTCATCGTGAGAATCCGACACGAGGATCTGCGCGCCCTCGCGCATCCACAGGACGCACTGGGCGAAGTCCGCCACGATGGCGGTGTCGTCGGGCACCGCCGCGGACACGGCAACAGGCAGGCCCCACATCGTCTCCGCGCCGGAGATCGCGGGAGGCCCGTACAGGTACGCGCCGGTTCCTGCGACCGACCCGGCGTCGTCGCGCGAGAGGCGCACGAGCTGCCAGTCGTTGGGGTGCATCGCCACGCCGTTGGGCTCAATAAACGCGAGCCGGATCTGCGTGATCGCCTTGTGGACTGCGTCAGCGACGCTGTCGGAACCCTTCGCCTGCGACAGAATGCTGCCCGTCGACAGGATGCCGGTCAGGTTCGCGCCCGACCCGTTACCGCTAACGACCTGGCCCTCAAGACGGTACTCGAGGCCATAGCGAAGCTGGCTCTCGATCAGCGTCCGCAGCTGGCCGGCGTCGGCCAGCGACTGGCGCGTCGCGGGAATCCAGTGCGCGATCGTCTTGACCGCCGAAGTGACGATCTCAAACGCGATCGTCGCCTCCGGCTTGGTGCCGGTGTCGACCGCGGTCGCCTCCGCGACCTCGGCGGCGGCGTTGGTGTACGTCGTCTGGCGGGCGTACTCGATCAGGTCACTGTCGGTCTGGCCGATCGTGATGAGATCAAGCACGCTGCGCCGCCGGCGCGGCTGCGGCACATACGCCTGCCGGTCGGCGGTGATAAACGCCCCCGCCGACGTGTCAGACCCGCCGGTGATGAGCGCCTTGACCTCGGCGACCGACAGATCGGCGAGCTTGGCGTTGAACGGCATCCGGTCGCTGCGAAGAGCACCGGACTCAAGGAGAGCCTTGTACTCCTGGCCCTCGGCGATCCGGTCAAACAGCGCCTTGCCGACCACCGGCTCGTCGACCTGCTTGGCCTGCGGGTCGGCGCTCGCCTTCGGCGCAGCGACGCCCAGCATCGCGAAAATGCCGTTGCGGGTCCGCTCGAGCTCCTTGACTTCCTCAGATGCCTCCGCGAACAGCTTGTGCTTCGCCTCGGCGGCCTTGAACTCGTCGCTGTCGGTGCGGTTGACCTCGCCGCCCTTAGCGGCGAACTCGTCGCGGGCCTGCTCGAACTCCGCCCACTTGGTCTGGGCTGCCGCCGTCTTAGCGGCGATCTCCTCGTTGATCTCCTCGAGCTTGCCGCGGAGATCCTTAGTTGCAGTGCTCATGCCTGCTCCTCGGTGTTGATGTTCGGTCGTGCTAGGAGCAGCGCGTTGATCCTCGCCCGGTCCTCCTCGCCCGCGGCCGCGGGGTTGGGATCGGGGTTGTCGCTGGGCTGCGTGTTCTTGGCAGCCGGAGGCTGCGAAGTCTTCGGGGGTGCCTCGTCGGCGGCGACCTGGGCGAGCACCTCACCAATGGCCTTATGGGCGTCGGTGAGCTTGTCCTCGTTGCTCTTAGACAGCACCCGGCCGGCCTTGACGGCGATCTCGGCGGCGACGGCCTGCTCGAGCGCCTTGACGCCAACGAGCCTCGTGTCGGGGTTCATGCCGACCAGCGTCGGGCCGACCTCGAACAGGTCGACGTCGGTGATCTCACGGATCTCGTCGCCGTCCTCGTCGACCATGCGGCTGTCCTTCGCGGCATAGCCGAACGAGAACTCGCGAAGCGCGCCGGCCTTCATCGCCGCGTACACCTGCTTAGCGACCGCGTGATCCTCGTCGGGACCGATAAACAGGCGGCCCTTGACCTGGAGGCCCTCGTCGGTTTCCTTCGCGTCGTCGATCGTGCCGATCGGCGGGACCTGCCACTCGTGAGACCACACGACGGGCGGCATGCCGCGCTCCTTGAGAGTGCGCGCAAACGCGCCCTTCATCATGCGGTCGCCGCCCTGGTCGACGTTGCCGAACACGGACACGACAGCCTCAAACGTGCCTGCGGCGTCGCCGTCGGCCATCTTCACTTCGCGCAGCGCGAAGCTCTTGGTCTCCATGAGAAGCCCTCCTACGGGCGATGGGTCAGACGGTCAGCAGCGCCCGGATCGCGTCCGGGGTGCCGGCCTGCTCGATCCGGCTCGCCCACTCACGGGCGGCATGCGGGTCGTCGAGGTCGACGGCAAGCTCGCGCTCAACCCTGGCGGCGTCTACGCCACGCGGGTCTTTGCGTTCGATGCGGTGAGCGGCCTTGCGGATCTGCGACGCGACAGCGGTCGGCACCGTCGCGTCCTCGCTATCGACGGTCGGCTCGCCGACCGGCGACAGGTTGTTGCCCGGCAGATAGAAGTCGTCCATGCCTTCCTGACGAGACCGCGGCATGTTGCGAATCTCGCGGCCCTCGTTCGGCGTCAGGATGCCGGTCGCGATGCCCTCACGGATCGCCTGGACTTCCTTGAGCGTGTCGCTCTTGAGCACCTCGGCGAGCTCAAACTCGACATACAGGTTTTCGACAGCCCACGGACGGTACGAGTCGATCAGCTGCGCCTGAATGGTGTCCTCGATCAGGTTCAGCCACGGCCCCAGCACCATGCCGTAAAGCATGCGGTGCATCTCCGCCACGTTGCTGTAGGTGGCGTTGTCGAGAATGCCGATCAGGACCGGCGGGACGTCGTAGGCGGCCGCGACCTCCTCACGATTGAGCTTGCGCTGCTCAATCAGTTCGGCCTCTACCGCAGTGTGAGACAGCGGCGTGATCGTGCCGCCGCCGTAAGCGATCGCGAGCCCGAATGCCTTGTCGACCCCGCCCTGGGTGGCCTGCACTGACTGGCGCATCTCTTCGCGCTCGTCGGCGTCGAGGTCGGCGCCCTCCGGCAGCGCGTACACCGCCGAGTGGCGCACCCCGTTCTCGAAACTCGACGACTGGTATCTCTGCGAGCTGTCCTCGATCCGGATTGTCCTGGCGAGCGCTTTGAGCGGCGACGCCCCGATGTCTCCGACGCCGGTATCCCACGCGAAATGCAACACCGCGTCCGGAGACAGGAACCGTGGCACCGACGGGTCCTGTAGCTCGATCTGCCACGCCAGCAGCCTGCCGTCCTCGGTCAAGATCGGGTTCATCCACCGCCAATCCAGCGACATCAGCCCGACGACCGTGGCGCCGGCGCCCTGCTCGGTGATTTTCAGGAACGTCGCGTTGCCGTTGATGAGCGCCGGATACGCGATTTTCTGTTTCAGCCAGATCGCGCCGCGACGCTCCATCGGCTTGCTCAACAGCACCGCGAGGGGATGGTCGCGCAAACGCTCGCGCTCACCGTCGTCGCGGCGCCGGTACACCTTCAAAGGCAGCCTGGCGATCTGACGGGCGAGCTTGTTGACGGTCGTGTACACCCACACCTGCTGCTCGTAAATGTCCTGGTAGGACAATGAGCCGCCGGCGATCCCGACGCTGCCGCGACCGTTGAAAAACAGGTTGTACGGCAGCGACGGCCGCGAAAAGCCGGTGGGGCTGCCGTTGCGCAATACGAGCTTGTCGCCCGGTGTGACGATGACCGCCACTAGAGCTCCTGCGACCAGGAGTAGTTGTCTCGCGGCACGTTGACCCTCCCGGCGATCTGCACGACGTCCTTGCCTAGATGCTCGGCTGCCTCGAGCACCAGCACGTCGGCCGCGACGACGGTCAGCACCCCGCGAATTGACTGGTCGTCCTGGGTGTGCACGACCACGCGCTTGCCGACAAGCTTGTTGAGGTACCGGCGTCGATTCATGCGAGCACCTCGAATCGTGGCTTGACTCTCTTGCCCCGCTCGCCGAGCGCCGTGTTCAAAGCGAACAGCAGCCCCGACAGCAGGTCGATCGGGTATGACGCGCGCTTGCGGCCCTTCGCGTCCGACGGCCGGTCAAACCGCCACTTCTCGCCGCCCAAGTCTTTGCGGACAGCGTTGAACGCGTGACGACGCAGCGCCTCCCAGTCACCGTCAGCGACCCACCTGAGCGTGGCGGGCCTCGTCGCGCTGCCACGGATCGCCTCGTCCAGCCGGGTCGCCGCAAGCGACATCGGGGCGTTGTCCTGCGAATGCTCAATGAACCGCAGCGGCTTAGCGGGCCCGTCAAGCGCCGGCAGGCCCTTCGCCTCCCGTGCGCCGCTGTCGGTCTGCAAAGGGTGCTGGCCCTTCTCGAGCAACTGCACCATCTGCTGGCCGCCCGCGTTCGGGTCATACACGATGCCGCGAAGCCTTGGGAACCGTTCCTGCAACCGGAGCAGCGCGACGACGATGTCCGCCTCGTCCACGGGAGGCTGAATCTCGGTTGTCTGGGTGACGTACTGGCGCTGCGGCGACTCCCAAAGCAGCGCGCCGACGCCGGTCGTGTCGATCTTCCAGCCGAGGTCCATGAACCCGTACGCGGTAAGAGACCGATCGACCGGCCCCTCCACGCGCAACGGGTCCCACACGTCCGGGGTGATCGGCTGCCCCGACATTCTCGTCGGGATGTTGCACACGAACCGAAGCCAGTGCTCCGGGGTCATCGTCGGGCTGTCGTGCTTCTTGCGAAGCACCTCAGCCGTGATCGCTGCCCGCGGGTTCGCTGCCGCCACCACCGCCATGTCCTGGGCGCTCGAGCGGTCCGGTACCGCCCAGTCATGCAGAACGATGTCCTCACCGGCCGCCCGGACATGGCAGCCGTTGCGACGAACATCCGTCGCAGTCAAATGGATGCGCTCCCTAGTCTCCTCGAACTCGCTGTTCGGCTCGCCCGCCGTCGAGATCGCGACGATCTGGCCGCCGCGCTTCTCCAGCTTGCCCTTCCACGTCCGATACAACCCCAAGTTCTTATGGCGATGCGGCTCGTCGACCAGCGCCAACGACGGGATCACGCCATCCGCGGTCTTCTCGTCCGACGCATACACCTGGATGCGCCCGCCCGTCCGCAAACCCTTGATCCGCCGATAGCCCTCCTGGCACTTGAAACGATCACGCAACCCCGGCGTGCGAAGCACAAACCCCTCCGCCTGGCGGTACATGATCTCCGCCTGCTCACGGGCCGCGGCACCGATCGGCACGAACGCCGACGGCGTGTAATCGAGGTGGTAGAGAGCGAGCAGCCCCAAGAACGTCGTCTTGCCGTTTCCCTCCGGCTGAACGATCCAAATCTCCTGAAACCCGGCGAAAATGTCTTCGGCCTGCTCAAGCTGGAAATCCTCGAGCTTGAACGGCTGCCCGTTATCCAAGATCGACAGCAGCGCGTAACGCCGGAAATGATCGACCGTGAACGGCCTAGGAGGCGCGGCGCCTCTTCGCGAGCTCGTCTTCGGTTTCTGAGTCGAGGGCGTCGAAGCCCGAGCCGCTGTCGTCGTCATCGTCTCGGCGCAACTCCTCAAGAAGGGCCTTGATCGCCGGCACGC